CTCTCTCTTCTCTTCTCTTCTCTTTCTCTTTATTTAATATATATATACTATAAAAGAAAAAGATAATAAAAAGAGCTAAAACGTAGCGTCGGACCAGTGTTCATGGGGCCTCCAGCCTAGTCGAAAATTTTAGACACCAAAAACATCACTGTCTAATGACTAAACCAAAATTCACTTCCCTATATAAATCAACGACTTAGCGCATTAGACACCACAAAAGCTTATGGTGATCGACTTTACCATAAGTAATTCTTATTGGTGTATCCAGGAGACCTCGTATACAGTTCATATCAACAACGAACGCCACATCAAAACGACTAACGGAGTCGACACCATGCCCTACACCACAGCGCAACGAGTTAGAATGACCCGCCTAATCAGCCAATCTAGTCGTCTGAGCTTGATGCGTCTAAACCAGCAAGCCAAAGCAATCCATAGTGGTTGGATCTACCAGCCCACGTTTGCAGCATTTAGAAGAGCCGCTGCAAGGATCACAGCAAACGACTAACGGAGTCGACACCATGAACACCTACCTCAGCGCCGCAATACTTCTAACCGCCCTGATTCTAACCGGCTTCAACCCGACCGATCTGGTGGATAGTGTCACATCGGCGACAGCTCAATACCACAGCAAGATAGAAGCAGTGACCAACGCAGCATGGGCACCTACTGCCGCCGTGCACCTGGGCAACTAATTAATAATCAGCATCGCCATAAAACTACTGGAGTTAAAACTATGAAAACTATTCTAACTAGAGCACAACAAGCTGAGTTCCTGAGCACTAACCACCAGCTACGCACAATCAAACACAAATGGTCTTGCCGGGGCATGGGTAACTCTAAAATCCTGGATGGGGCGGATAACGTGATCGGCAAGGCTGGAGGGTGTGGCTACGACCGCTATGGCGCTGCCCTGGGAACCGCGATCGCTGAGCTATTCACTCCCGAGCTGCTGAAACTGGCCAGACGTGAGTGTAAAGAGCTGAAGCCCAACAGGACCCGCAAAGGCTCAAAAGACTATTACGGTCTATTTTACAACGCTAAAGATAAAACGGCGTACGTCGATGGCGGCTGTGGTAGCGACTGCATGGTTAAAATACTCAATAAAATTGGGTTTACGCTGCAGTGGGTAGGCGAGACCGGAGGCCATGGCCAGAGCGGGGTAGTGTTTTACACGCTGCAGCCCCTGAGCGCCCACGACCGTAAGTATCACCGCTAAGGAGTCAGGACTATGCAACCAACTACACGCCCAATCGCATGCACCGTAGAGATCGACGGCATCACCTATAGCGTCATGGATCGGATCACGTCCGGCAGCCGTGGCGCTGAGTACCAGCTAAGCAGAGGCGACGGGTTAGTGCACCGCGTATGTCATGCACCAGACCGACGCGTCGCCGCTGTCCGCGCTAGCGGCGAGACGATTAAATACACCTGGAGTTAGCAACGCACCGGTTGCGCCTTGGATACCAGGGTGCAGCCCCGGAGCGCTACAAGCTCAGAAACTAACTGGAGTTAAAACCATGGCCATACATACGATGTCACACCCTGATATAGATTTTGGGAGTACGAACCCGGATCAAGTGAAGCACTACACGGGGATTTTTAAAGGTGTGACCCTGGAGGATCTGAAGCAAAATAGAATCAAGGCCCGCCACGCGCTACTGGTAAAACTGACATGTGCAGGGCATAGCGCTGTCGCCTGGGACTACTGGACAGCACGTGACGTAAAACAAAAGCATCAACGCCAGTACCTCAGCAATTTTGACCGCAAGCATAGCGAATATATATTTCAAGTCCCTAAGGCTGAGCAGTACGCCATAGACAAAACGCTGGCTGAAACCGGCTGGCAGCTGTAACCAAACTAATTGGAGTTCAAACCATGAAAACCAAAACAACCACACGCCACCTCAAAATCGGATCTACTCACCAAGTCCTGGCGAAAGGCGGCCCGGTCCGATGCCAAGTAACTACACGCAAAGCCACCGGCATTCCTGGCGAATTCAAGTACACACTGCACCGAGTGGAGCACTAACCATGGAAAACGCAGCGATAAGCATAACGGCAGCCGCTAGATCTATGCTGTCCAGGGGATTCACAGGCCCTCAGGTCGAGAAGATTTTAAACAGCCTGAAGCAACCGACGCCAGGCTATGTGCTGGCTACCGATATCCCCATGCGCCCGCCGCAGTAAACTGGCGGCCCTACAAAAATCACCCAAACGCGCCCGCTTAATTGCGGGCTTTTGGGTGCCAAATAGAGATAAGTACCATAATCGGCTGAGAGGATACGACAATGAAACCGCAGGGGTAATGCCCGCTTGCCCGCTTAATTGCGGGCTTCGGGGTGCCAACTATTGGAGATTAAACCATGCCACTTTTAAATATATCGAAGTTCACGCGGTGCCCGACCAAATTTATGGTGTACAGGCGAGGAGACCAAACCATGACACCAAACGAAATTTATAAGGCCGTCGCCAAGATGGTCCGAAGCAACGAGCCCGGCACCGACCGGGACAAACTCATCCTGGAGCTGCACCGACGCGCCGGGCTTAAGCTCAGCCGGGCAAAACTGCAGGGGTTTTATCGCACCGACCCCGACGACTACCGTGCACGGCGTGCGAATTTGACCGACTGCCAGAACCTCCTCACAGCGCTCCTACGCTCCAAGACCGACAAACCGGCACCTATGGCACCCCTAACACCTGAACAGCTGCTGGCGGTTCGGTTCATGGTCGTGGCGTCGCGAAATCACCAAGCACGCGGTCCGGCATCTGTCGGAGTCAATCCCTAGAATGCTGCCGCAGTCGCAGTCGCAGTAAACTGGAGGCCCGACTAAAATGATGAACATAAATAACATATTCTCAGGTGTTAGAATCATCGAGAGTTTAAGCATGGTTAAAAGTGGTACGCCTTACGAAATTCGCCGGTCTTGGAAGGAGCGACTGCTGACTCGGCCGTGGCGCCCGCATGCAGCCACAAGATGGGTTACACCGATAGTCCCTAGCACGGAAGCTATGCAGCTCCCGAATGGCGACCTGGTGATGCATCCAGAGATGGCAGCAAAACTCAGACAGCTACCACTGTAAACGGGAGGCCCGGAGAAAATGACTAAAGATGCAGATCTTATCGACGCACTGATCGCCGACACGCCACCCCCGGGCTCAGCCGCCCACTGGCCGCACCTGAAGATGTACGAGACGAAATACATCATCGGGCCTATGCCACCACGTGTGCTCGCTAACGCACCGCTGGGGACGTGGGCTATTTACCAGGTCAAAGGCGACACTGGAGCAGCATCAGCGTCGCTACACTTGGCGTCCCTTTGCGCCTATGCCACTAACAAATTCGCCACCCAGTCGATCTATGCGAAGGCGTACCGAGGCGAGCCTGCGCGAATTTTTATTCGAGCGACAGTGGTGGAGCGGACCAAGGAGAAATAATCATGATGTATTTAAACCTCATCCTGCGGAACATAGCGGTAGTATTAGCAGGTATCACATGGATCGCAGGACTCGTACTCGCTAAGGGATTCTGGCTGACAGCGCTGGGGGTATGTGTACCGTTCTATTCTTGGTACTTAGTCGTTGAACGAGCGATGGTGCTCGCTGGACTCGCTACATAATATAAACTCACGTTGACCCCTAGGATTTGTAGTACTATACTCTAAGTACCTACAATCCTAGAGGTCAACAACCATGTTAATCGGAACCAAGTCAAAACACGCCACGATCGCGATGCGCAACCTGGCACGCTTAAATCACGCCACTCCATCACCCGTCCCTGTCGGCACCGAACTCCAGCCGAACACCCCCATCTCGCTAGCCGAGCTCTCAGCACGCCAGCACGCCTCAGTGTCATATCTGGAGCAGATCTTCAGCGACCTTCGCAAAGCCAATCTGGTCACCAGCACACGAGGCCCGGGCGGCGGCTATACAGTCACCAGCCTGGACATCACTGTCGACCAGATCGTCAACGCCATGCAGGAGCAGCCACCGGAGGAGTCGACCGGCTGGAAGGCCGTGGAGCGCCGGGTCGGCGCGAGCCTCAAAAACATCACACTTCGCGACCTGATCCTGTAGGAGGTCACCATGGCCGACTCAGAGTACGAAAAACCACGGATCGTCATTATCGGCGCCGGTGCGACTGGCCTAGCGGTGGCAGAGATGATGAAGGGGGTCGCCGACGTGACCGTCCTCCACTCAGCGGCGGAGCTGTACGAACTAGGTGACGAGCCTGAGGTGGTAACGGTCGACTCCATAGCGGAGCTGCAAGAGCTCGGCACTGGGCCGGTGCTGCAGTATGCCAGGATCGACAGCTTTAGGCTCATAGAGAGCCCTGCGCAAGCTGCACCGTCCGACTACGATCACCGTGGCGGCAAGGGCCGAGGTCGTGGACGAGCGGACTGGAACAAAGTGAACCGAGGGTACTGAGATGCAAGTAGTTGAGATACGGCTAACTTATCCGAACCACGGCAGACCGTGGCACCGGAGCAGCAAGAAGTGGGTAAAGACTCTCTTCACTAAAAAAGAGTGGAGCATCGACGCAATCGCCAGCAAGTTGGGCCGGTCAGGCAACAGCATCATAGCTCAACTCCGGGAGGCAGGAGTTTTACTGCCAGAAAACGGGGAACTGGCGTACGCAGTCGGTCTTAAATTCTCGGATGTACACGGAAACTTCATCACTGAATGGAGTCAGGTTGGAGATGGCAATGGGCTTTGAAGCGATTCCTGAAGACAGGCAAGAAAGCCACCCGTGCCCGGAGTGTGACTCTGGATCAGTGACTCAATGTGACGTGACTGGGGATTGGTGTTGTGACTTATGTAATTGGTGGGTCGATGCAGACGAAGCAGCGGAGGATCTAGAAGATGAGTAACGCAGATCTAGTGATTCAAAAGCAGCTTGAATTTGTGGAATGGCTAAAAGAAAACAGGGTATATAACCCGCTGGAGCCAGCCGCAACGATGCAGAAAATGCATAAAGTCTGGGAGTTGATGCAGCAGGCCGCCGAAGCACAGGTTGAAAGCTTGACGGATGAACTTCTTGAGATGGCTGAACGTAACGACATGGTGGAGACCGACGATGAGTAATATGCTACAGCTATTCAAACCAGGCGATCAGATCTACGGGTACTGCAACGGCTATTTCGGCCGGGACGACTACGCCGATAAGATCTGCGTCATGGTGCGCCCTAAGTACGCCGTGTTCGAGCACGTCGACAAGGGCACCGCCACGGTGCTGGGGTATCGTGACGACTTAACTACTGAGTGGGTAGCCAGTTGGCGCGAAGCAGAGGATCAAGATGATGAGCCGTTCTAGATCGTTCACCAACGCATCGATCGTACCGGTACGCGTCGGCAAGCCGCACATCGTGATGGTCGCTGAATACTGGAGAGTGTCGTGCTTACATCGGAGTGACTGCGGGATACCTCACACCCGAGTCAAGTACGCTAAAGCTCACGACCTCGCCCGCAAACTGAATGACTTGGAGACCAGCCATGATTGAATACATCTGGATGCTCGACGGCGAGTACGTCCAAGAGTGCAGCAGCTGCCGGTCAGAGGTCCCGCTGAGTGAATTCAGCTTGCCATGGGGAAATCACCGCTACGGCAACGACACAAAGCAGATGCTGTGTGAATTCTGCGCGTCGTCGGACACTGCAGACATAACCCTCTACGATCACCTAAGAGAGTATCGAAAGCAGGCCGTGCTGACTGCACAGGCTGCGAACTTCACGGTCATGAAGCTGGGTGGGTTCAAGAGCGTCAAGTCGAACTGCCCGGACTGCGGCGGCACTGGAAAGGCGTACCAGCGCCTGACTGAGATGCTGAAGAATGTGAAGCCTGGACAAGCGCTGATGTTCGAAGATCCAAGAGGTTGGACGAGACGAGCATGTCCGACCTGCAAAGGAGTAAATTTATGAAGACTTTGGGCAGGGATGAAGTCCCGATAGACTATCAAGAAATGCTGCAACGTGAGGCGCACCATCAGCACATTATCGTAGAAGATAATGGTGTTATCCGGTGGCAGGCTAGCCCGACTGTTGAGGCGTTGCTGGGGAGTATATCCCTCAACCGCCTGTGTCCGCTGCTAGAAGTGCTGGGGTATGGAAAGAACAGCGAGGTATATCGGAAGCTGTATCGAGACATGGGGTACTCACTATGCGGGTATTGGGAGGTGTTCTACTGGGAGGTGAACAACGAGGAATGCGATGAATACCGGCAGTACAATCTCAACCGCGTCTATGGCGACCTACTCGACGTCTTAGTGCCTGCGATCCACCATGACGACACACAGTTCAGAAACTGGACTCCGCCCACATCCTCTGACGCGCTGTTAGGCATACAGAAGCCTCAAACAGCCAGCGCAATGATGGAGCAGATGCCTGGAGGCGTCCCTCGGTACCGCACGGACGTTATCTTCAGAGCTCGTGTAACTGCGATAGCCTCGGCGTTGATGGGTAAGATGCAGGAGTACCTAAAGTGATCACCAACACCACCCTCTGCCCACTACCCGCCGATCGTCCGACCCAGGCGTTGTGGCACGACGTTCTCAGGTCAGTAAGCATCAGCACCCAGGACTCGTCTATGCTGGAGCACCGTAAAGATGCCAAGGACGTCAAGGAGAAGCCCGGTATTAAGGGACGCAAGGGTCACTACCAGATCCGCCTGGGGCCGGCGTGCAGTGACTACCGCGTGGTGAAGTGCTTCCTGCTCCAGTCGATGCTGCACCGGGCCCTGGGCCGCCAGCCACAGGATGTGCAGGACTCGATAACCGCTGAGGTATTCGAGAAGTTCTGGCCGCTCACCTTGGATGATGAGCACCTGTGGACCGGCATCTTCGCGATGATGTTCGGCCCTGTGGACCCGTGGCACTACCGCAAAGCCTTGGTGTCGGCGTACGCGGTGTGCCTGGCACTCCAGGACCCGTTCAGTCTGCAGCGCGGCTTGGAGAAGATGGCCGGTGAGCTGTTCAGGACCAGGATGGACAAGTCTGGTGTAAAGGAGCTAATTTTCCGCACCCGCGTGTTCCTCCTCAGGTACCACGAGTACAAAGGATTTTTTAGAGATGCAGCTGAGTTAGCACTTGATGCACGCTCAGACATGCTATAATCTATCGTATAAACCATAGGAGAAAGTCATGAAAGCACTGATTATCCAAGGGCCTCAAGGTTCGGGCAAGTCGACGCTAGCTCGTGAGCTGGCCGCAGGGCAAGGCCGAGGCGTATATGACGTCATCGACGCAGCAGTGGCGGAAAGTAGTTATTTTGAACTAAGTGACAGCCTCCGCCATAATCTCGACACACTTATTCTCGAGGAGTTTAACCATGAGGATGGGAAGCAGTTAGCCATGGTCAAACAGTTAGTTAGTAACGATCGAGTGGAGGTTAGCTGCAAGAATGTCGAGTCGTATGTCGTCGACACACCTAACTTAATCATGGTTTCTGGGGCAGCTGAGCCAATAAAGTTCGACGTACTGGACCGTCGATTTGCCGTCATCTACACGTCAAGTAAGGAGGTCGAAGCATGAGCCCACTAATATACAAAGCCATCAACGATCTCGGCATGAGCGCCGGAGTTATCAGCTCGCCGATCACAGTCAAGCAGGTGCAGGAGTCAGTTATTGGTGAACAGTTACTTACTGGGGCACTGCGAAAGGTTGAGCTCCGCCAGACCCGGCTGTCCGAGGGTTACGAGCGTCTCCGGAGCGCGTCGGTGGCCGCAGCTGAAGCCATGCGCAGCGTCAAGTATGGGCCTGATACCATGCCAGCAGCGCTGAAGCTAAGCGAGCCTCTCACGAATCTAAACCATGTGATCGCGGATGGCCTAAGCACGGAGCCTCAGGTTATTGAGTTTGACGCGGAGGCAGTAACTCCAAACTCTGACCTCGAAGTCCCTGAAGGCTACGAGATGACAACAGAGCTGCACCCGTACCAGGACTACATCGGAGCCCGCTGGACTGATGAGCAGCTACTCATGGAGGGCCTGATGGCGAAGATCGCGGCTGCACCGATATATCCGCAGGAACTCATCGACAGGCTCTCAGAGATGGTCGCCGACCTGACGACGCAGCTGGAGGCAGCACGCAACGAGCTCAGAGCCGAGCGCCAAGAGTGGGACTCCGACGACACGCCTGAGACGTGTATCCGCCGCCACGACGAGCACAACCCTATTCTTGAGGTGGTCGTGGCTGATTATCGATATGGCTTCACTGTCCGGAATGTCGAGAAGGACTCGCACGAGTGGCTGATGGGTGTGGTATCTCGCCAGATGCAAGAGATCCACGACCGGGCAGTCCACAGCACTCGCCAAGAGATTCAGCTTGGCATGAAGAAATTACTGGGGATCAAGTCATGACCACTGACATGGACACCATACGCAGAATGTTAAAGCTCGCCAAGCGAACAGACAGGCCCAGTATGCGAATACGGGTTGTGACTGTGGAAAAGATGCTTGCCGACTATGACGAACTTAGAGCAATGATGGTGGCATTTAGACATGCCGCCAACTCTATCGGGAAGGCGGCAGAGATTACAAAGGACCATGTATCCCACGATGTAGCGGAGGCCTCAATATGCCAGCAGGACGGCTACTACTTGGACCTGATTAGAGGCGCTGAGCAGCGGATGGGCCTGAAAAGAATCTCATTCGAACACCAGAGGGCATTGCTTAACTCGTGCGAGAAAGCGCTGGTTGAGCGTGATGCTAAACTGGCCCGGTACAGTATGTCCGCAGGCCACGCCGATCAGTGCCGAGCTGAGTCTCGGGCCTGCCGTGATGCGCTCGGATTTAGCAAAGACTCTGAGACTGTATCCCCAGCGGATTTACGACAAGAAATCGATCAGCTCAAGCGGCTGTCGGTGAAGTATGAGCGGTTACGTGCGGCTGCAAGCTGCGTGATGGAAGAATTTGATTCAGTCGGTTATTCAGATGGCTGGGACGAACTCACGGAGGCATTGAAAGATGACTGATCAAACCAAGTGTCCAAAGTGTGACCAAAGCATGGGTCCGTGTTACTGCGGCAAATCGCCGGTCACTACGTCATGGGTGCCGGACTGGGCTAAATACTTTACCGTTGAAAATGTGAACGAGAACAAGAGTGTTCAGATCCATTTCTACGGCAACTCCTTGCACCTTAATCATCGACACCCTATCGACCAACTCCCAGCCATGCTATGCCGCCGTGATGTGGTGCAGCAGATCGCCGACAAGCCACTTGCTGACCGCCTGGTTGCGACCGGCGCCGTGACCGCTGATGAAATTCTACAACGTGGGGCTGACCACATCCGTGATCGTGCCGCCACCCGGGATCAGTCGAATGGTGAACGTACCATGAAGCAAGTGGTCAATGCGTTCAATGCTATATTCGGCACCCAGATCACCGAAGAACAAGGCTGGCAGTTCATGGTTATTCTGAAAATTGTCAGGAGTGCCAACGGCAAGGTCAATATTGATGACTATGAGGACGAGGCTGCCTACGCTGCACTGGCAGCTGAATCTGCATTGAGTGAGAGGGCGTGATGACAACTTGTAAAGTTAACGGCGTGCCGGTCAAGGGTGCTGTTTGTGGACTGATTTTCTGCAGTAGCAACGAATGCGGAGCGCCTGAAGGCCATAAGTGCATCCACATGGACCGTGACCAGATGCGGGAATATACGTTGACTACCCGCCGGCCAGACGGCACCAAGGGGCGCATTATTCTACAGGCCCGGTCATCGACTGAGGCGGAAGCGCTAACCGGTGGCGCTCATGTGGTTACCAGCAAGTCGGAGCCGTGGGAGCAAGCGCAATGAAAATCCTCATCTGTATCGCGGTGATCGCAGGCCTTGAACTGTATTTTGGCATCAATGAGACCGGCGGTAAGATCGCTTTGATGGTGGTGATCTGGGCGGCGATGGCTGCCCCGGTCAGCCTGGCGTTCGGTGAATTCTGCCGGCGTGGTCCGGCTTATGATGGTGACGGCCCATGGATGGGGTTTGACTGATGAAGGCAATGACAGCGTCAGTATCAATGTGGAAACATATCCAGTGCGGGAACTGTGAGCAATGGTTTGCAGTAGAAGACGATAGTAAACTTAAATATTTCTGTGCTCACTGTGGTCAAGAGAACGAAGTCAAGCCGTCAGAGCCACCTGATATGGCCATCAAGTGATTAATCACTGCAAGGAGAGTTCGGAATGAAGAGTCTATTTTTAGATAGAACGCAGGCGAAGCAGCTAGCGACTGATCTATTGGAATATGTAGAAATGTCGGATAGCTCGAACCGAGAAGTATTTAAAGGGTTCAAGCTACAGTTTGGAGATCTAGCGGCGGAGGACATAACGCATGACGGTATGGAGCTGACTGCCATCCCTAACTTCACATCAGTAGAAGGATCAGATGACGATTGAGGCTATGTAGCCGTTCCCTATCACAACCTCATCGGCTAAGATAGAGTGAATTGGTGATAGGTCACAGGTATTGAGCATGTCAGAGCTTCGAAAGTACGGCGCGTCCGCAACCATCCCGTTCAGGCTATTCAAGCTCGACGGCAGTGCCTTTGAGCCGGGTGCAGTGTTCGCCGCTGGTGATGTGAAGATCATGAGTGACGAGGGGGTGGAGGCTAATACAGCCAACCTCCCGACCGATGAAGGCCAAGGCTACTCGATCGTGCTGACAGCCACTGAGATGCAGGCTGCCCGGATCGTGATATATCTCGTGGATCAGACCGGCCCTCAGGTATGGTTGGATACATCGATCGCCATTGCCACCTATGGCAACGCCAGCTCCCAGCACGCGTTCGATCTGGACTCCGCCACCGCAGCAGCAGACGTCGTCGCGATCAGTGGCGACACCACCGCAGCCGACAACCTGGAGTCGCAGTACGACACCACCGGCCTGACCGGTGACAGCTTCCCATCGACGCAGGCGCAGGTCGGCGCGATATCGGTCGGATCTTCAACGATCAGCATCCAAGCTGAGTCCTATGTCCTGACCACCGGCGTCCAGTCCAGCGGTACGTTCGCAGACACGGCCACAGTAGATGGGGTCCACCATGAGCATACAGACACGGCCGGTGTGATCGATCTCTACTACCAGTTTGACGTCACCGGTAACGGCACCGCCTCAAGCGCCCAGATTGATCTGCGGATCAATGGTTCCAATGACTCGATCACTGTGTACGCCTTCGACTGGGGAGCCTCCGACTGGGACCAGATCGACTTTCTCGCAGGAACCAACGGATCGATCGACTCAGTGCTATCTCCTGACCTGCTGATCAGGCACACCGGGACCGGGGCCAACCTCGGCAAAGTGCGTATCCGGTTCGAGCAGACCGGACTTACGTCAGCGACCCTCTTGGTCGATAGGATCATCACATCGTATGCAGTTGTCTCGCAGTCCGTTGGGTACGCGGACGGTGCGATATGGGTAGACACGCTCAACGGCGCCGCCGGCATCACACCATTCGTCAACGGCGTCGCGGACAACGCGGTCCTGACTTGGGCGGACGCGCTGACACTCTCAGGACTGGTAGGACTGACCCGATTCAGGTTCGTCAACGGATCATCAATTACTCTCACTGGAGTCTCTGACAATTACGCTCTTATCGGTGATAACTGGAGCTTGGCATTGGGAGGTCAGGGCATAAACGGACTCTTCGCCCAAGGAGCCAACTCGGTTACTGGCACTGGCGCTAACGGCGGGACCATGCCACGGTTCCAGTCCTGTTTGATGGGTGACGTCAGCCTGCCTCCAGTTGAGTTGCTGGCGTGCTGCCTGAGCGGTGACTTCATAGCCACTGCGGCTGGTGATTTCCACTTCGTTCGGTGCCACTCCTTGGTTGCCGGCAACGCCACCCCCAGCTTCGATTTCGGGGCGCTGAACGCTAACCAGAACGTCAACTTCCGAGGGTATGCCGGCGGAATCGAGTTTAAAAACATGGGACAGGCAGGAACCGATGCTGTAAGCCTCGAAGGACACGGGCAGTACGTCCTCAACGCTAACTGCACCGGTGGTTCGATGCGTGTCTCAGGGCACTTTGACAAGACCGACAACTCAGGTGGTGCGGTAGCACTGACGGAGACGGCTCGGTATGATCAGGACCAGATCTCCCGGGCGGCGGGCGTCATCAGGAACGCCACAGCTCAAGGCTCTGGCACCGGCAGCAACCAGATCCAGCTCGACGCGGCAGCATCAGCAACCGACGGGGCGTACGACCCTGCGATCATCGCCATCATGTCAGGCACAGGCACTGGGCAGACCAGACTGATTTTGCAGTACAACGGGACCACCAAGACAGCCACGGTGGATCGAAATTGGAAGGTCAACCCGGACTCGACCAGTGTGTTTAACATCGTCGCTGACCCAGGTCGAGAGCACGTCAACGAGGGCCTAGCCCAAGCAGGAAGTGCGACTACGATTACTCTCAACGCACTCGCGTCAGCCACGGACGACGCCTACAACGGCCAGACTGTATTCATCAGGTCAGGCACCGGCGACGATCAGGCCCGCCGGGTCACTGACTACAACGGTACGACCAAGGTAGCGACGGTCAGCAAAGCGTGGGGTACCAGCCCAGACACCACATCAGCCTATGTCATGCTCCCGCTGTCGCTCTCGCCGATCGAGGAGATCTCAACAGCAGTTATGGCAGGCGGAGACGTCGATGGGTTTACGCTGGAGGAGACGCTGAAGCTGCTGCTGTCCGCCGCCACCGGAGTGTTGGCAGGCGCTGCGACCAACTCAATCACCATCAAGGCTGCAGATGGCAGCAAGACCCGGATAACAGGGACGGTGGACGCTGACGGCAACCGGACAGTGGTTGTCAGGGACGCAACAGGCTAATGTTTGCATCTAGGTTCTTCGCCCCTAGGTACTGGGCCAAGCGATACTGGCCGGCACTAGGTAACCTGCTGACGGCAGACGCAGAGTGCACAGTATCGTCGCCGCTCGACCCAGGGGATCATACGTACGCAAGCACGATCATCCCAGTAACCACGCTGCTGGCGACAATCGACCCAGCAGATGCAATCGCGGCGTCACGCATTGACGTGGTGCTGACGCTGCAGTCGACGATCGACGATAGCGAATTCATACTAGAGGCGAGGCTACAGTAATGGCTGTTCTGCATGTAGGTGAGATAGGCAAGAAGATCAACCTGGTGACAGGATTCAACCTGTCCGGAGCTAACGGGGCGCCACCGCTCAGTGTCGTCGGCATCCGTCCCGATGGCACGACTGCGTTCACGTCGACCGATGTCACGGCGCCTGCAGTATCCGACCCCACCACGACCCCACCACTTGTATCCGAGGAGTACTTCCAATACACCACAGCGTCAGGAGACATCGACGTCAAGGGGAAGTGGCAGTTCTTTGGCATCTACAAGGATACCACCCCCAAAGAATTCATCTCCAACCGAGCGTTTATTGACGTGCTGGAGTAACCAGCGTGTACCTGCTACGATTGGTCTGGGCGTTAGCTGAATTGAGCGATGGTAATAGGGGCGAACAGTCAAATGGGTGCGATTATTTCAGGGGCGCTAAGATCTGCCATTAGGCCATCCGTCAGGACACCCTCCGAAATACCTGCTATAGCAGACCCTAGTAACCCTGATCTTGTGACAATGTTCACGATGGATAATGTTTCGGGAGCTACGCTGTCTGACGAAAGCCCAAATGGCAATGACGCTGCATTATCCGGGGGAGTAACTTTTGCTGCAGGGCAGATTAATGACGCGATAAACTACGATGGTATTGACGGCAAAGCGGTGTGGACTGAGACCACTCAACAGGCGGCTACAACTGGCACAATCACGGGATGGGTGCGCATACCTACAGGAGGTGACCAAGCCCGTCTGTTTATGCGGGATACAAATGTCCTAGCAACAAAAACACGGTTTTTGGTGGCAGTTTTTGATGACGGTAATGGTAGAAGGCTACACGTTGACGTGTCTCCAGTATCTGGTCTCGTTGCTCGCGTGGAGGCGCAGACGACCAACATAGCCTTAGACACGTGGTATTATATCGTCGTATCCCAAGATGCCGTTCAGATGCGAATCACCATAAATGATATAGATCAGTCCCTCGCTGTGACACTGGACACTATAGGCGGGTCAACATTGGCGAATATTTGGACAGCTAGAGCAGGGAGTAACTTACCTACGTGCAGGATGTCTCACTTTTTCGCAGCTAGTAGTGACAATGTGAGACTACAAGACAATGATCAGTTTAGGGAATTTAACAGGCCAATAGATCCCGCAGAAGGGACGCAGCTTTGGAGTGGAGGGGTGGGCATATGATGTACGTAGACACAACGAACGGGCAGATTCTTAATACCCACCAGATGAGTAGAAAGAAGACGCGCTGCTAGGAGAGGTAACCGCATGACCGATTACGTATACACAAGAGACGGGTCGAACGATCTATGCACTCTGCTGGCGCTTAACTATAAGCTGCCTAAGAATGAGCAGTTCAGGGGCATCACCAATGATATGAACCCCTCACCAAAGCTGCTTGAGCTACTCGGAGCAGAAGGCCCGGTGATAGATCTGAATGACGGAGATGTGCAGACTCGCAAAGGTGCCAAGGTCGGCGATGAGTGGCGTGTTGAGTACCGCGATTTTACTGCAGCTGAAGTACTGCGATCCGAAATCTCATGGGTCACCCAGGAGTTGGAGTGGGCTGACGAAGAGGTGAAAAAGCACGATGACAATCACGGGCGGGTAACTGCTAATCCTGCAGCTATGAGTACATACCGCAACGCACTCCGCGATTACATCCGAGATTCAAAAACACCCAATCCTCACATTGAAGGGCTTAAACCAACAGCCCGACCTGGGAGTTAGACCATGGCCATAAAATTAGACGACCTAGATCCACTTACATACCGCGCCGGCACGTATAAGTACAAGGCCGTTGTGAGTACAGGCCCTATCCTGATCCAGAGTAAGATGCCCGGGGAGTCAGTGTTCTCCACTGTCACAGATGGGTCGATCGCAGCGTCAGAGGACAAGCTGATCGACATCGCTGAGGACGAGCTGATCCAGGTCAGCTTGGAGGCAGGTGACGAATTCTACCTGACTCGTGTAGACCGTGGGCGGGTCTGACTTGCACCCATCTGCTTAGGCAGCTAGAGTTAAATCTCTTTTGAACGAGTTCAACCAACCACCCAACGAGAGGATATAATATGCGAGCAGCAATTCTTTATTGTTTCGCTATCATCGCCATGTCTCTTGCCTTCGTGATGCCGGCTCAGGCCGTGGTCGGCGGCGGGTCGAGCAACGCGATCGATGCGGACATTCTGACCAGTGAGGTCGTTGGCCTTGCTCAAGCCCAAGGAGGTGATCGACAATCTGTGCCGCAGCTGGAAGCAGCTGTGACTCCCTTAGCCAAAGTGACTGACAGCATCACCGACGATGACGAAGGTCTCTTCTATCATGCCCAAGTAGCCATCAGTGCGGGAGCAAAGCCGGAGGTTGGTTGGCGAAGGTCACCCACAGCCGCTTAATACGTAACCTTGGCACCTCAAGCGCATACTCCCTAAGCCCACACCTCGTGGGCTTTTTTACGCCTGCGTGTTGACAGTGCCAATCTCACGAATTATATTAGGATCTATACCATTCACTACTAGGATAGATCCGATGATCCAACTCTCCCCACTTGAAGCCTTAGCCGATACACAGGCCGACGCCTGCGTTGCTCTAAGCATCACCATTAAGACCAGCACATCCGACCGACTCGACTGCCTGGTAGATGCCGTCAAGGCCAAGAACCCCAAGAAGAACCGGAGCAACATTGTCGATCAGCTGCTCACTGAGGCATTGGATCGATTGAACATCAATTCGAAGTAGCCCTCCGTCGCGAGTATTGAATATGATTGATTCGATGCAAGCCCGTCAGTTTCTGA